CGAAGAAGAACTGGACAACGCCGCCCTGGACTTGAATCGGGAACTGGACCAGGTCGGTTATACCGTCCCCGTGTCCGAAACCGATTACCCGACGGCGTTCGGATACCTGAAGGCGGCCAACGCATACGGCGCGGCCGCGGTCCTATTGTCCACGGTTCCCGCGAACTCTTATAATCCGGACGAAGACGTCGAACAAACGGGGGAAACCAGGGCGACGACTTACGGGAACAAGTTCAAGTCGGCTTTGAAGGCAATCAGGGAAAACCGTCTTCGCGCTGGCCGACGGTCCGCGCGCCTGGCGCACCTATTCGCCGGCGCGTCCGAAGACAGCGAAGGAAACGAAAAGGAACCGATATTTACCAGGGGCGAAGATTCATACCCAGGACTGGAACCCTAATGGCATATAAACGGACAACGACCAGCTGGCGACTCCGGAAAACGTCGTGCCTGGTCGCTGGTCAATAGACGAAAGGGGGGCGAATTTATGTCACAAGCGACAATCGAAGCGGGAATTATAGCAACCATTATCAAACACGCTGACTTCGACGCTGACAATACGAAGTTATATGACCGCCGGCCAATGGGGAAAGGGAAGGCCCGCGTCGTCGTCGTGTCTTACAACACACACAGAAAAGAGCCGTTGACCCTTCGCATGGAACGGCGGACCTGGACCTATAACGTGGACGTCCTGGTCCCCTGGCGCGGGGACATTATCGAACTTGATACCAGGGTCGGGACCGAAACCCAAAAGGTCATTGATACCCTGGCGAAGTACCCGAAGCTGAACGGCGTCGCGGGGGTTCAACGGACCGACGTCACATTATCAAATACGCCTGACCTTATTCAGCAACGAAAAGGCGGGTATCGCGGAAGGCGACACTTCCTTGACGTCAAGGAAATTGTTGACCCCGCAAGGGCGGAATAATGTCAACGATTGAATACGATTATACAGAATTCGAAAACTTGAATCAGCGCGTCAATGAAGCGGGCGACACGGTCACGCGGATTTCGATAAACGAAGGCTTCCGCAAGTTGGGGCGGATTATCGTCCCGACAACGGGGACTGGTCCCCTGGCCGACGCGACCCCGAAGATTACGGGCAAGCTGGCCAGGTCAACCGTCTTCCAGATAATCGGCGGCCCCATGAACCAGGTCCTTGAAATCCGCCAGGCGGCGCGGTCCGCCCTGGGCGTTTTTTATGGCTGGATTGTTCGGGAAGGCCGCGGGCCCGTCTTCGCGAAGAACGCGGAATATCTTCACTTCTTCATTGGGGGGAAGGAATTCTTCAGGAAGTCGGTCGGACCAGCGGACCCGAACCCGTACCACAAGCGCGTATTCGCAAGATTACGCCCGCAAATTCAAAGGGTAGTCAATGACATGGGGAAAAGGATAATCGCCCATATAAACGGCGAAGGGGCCTATCAATAGGGCTTCCCGCCAGGACAATGAAAGGGGGTAAAGTAACATGACAGTATTCCAGGATTCCCAGGATAGCGTATTGTTGGTTGACGACACGGGGGGAACACAGCGGGACATATCGCCGTACGTCATAGCAGTTGACGGCCTTCCTGGTCCGCGCAAGCTTTCGGAAGCGTCGGCCCTGGGGGACGGCGGGACCAAATGGCACCCAGGACTTGAAGACGTTCCCTTCACAATCGAAATGTACTGGTCGGCGGACGCCTTGTTGGGACCCGATACCGTGTTCGGTCCACTTCGGACACACACGGCCGCCGTTGACTTCGAATACGGACCTGAAGGAAAGGGAAACGGCGACATTAAGTATTCGGGGACCTTTTGGGTTCGGAACTATACGGCCCCGACCAGGGTCGGAAACCTTGTCTTCGCGAAAGCCGAATGCCAGGTCAACGGCCAGGTATCCAGGACAACATTCAGCGGATAATAAAACGAAGGGGGAAGACGAAATGAACACAGTCAAAGTCACATTGCCCGACGGGAACACGGCGGAACTATTCGCCGAAATGAAACACAAGACACAGCGGGCCGTTGAAGAAGCGACCCGCCAATTCCTGACATATCCCGACGGGGTCGGGAAGCTGATTCTATCCCAGGGGGAAGACGGCGGACCAGTCAAAGCAAAGGCAATGACGGACGAAGTCGAAGTGACCGTTGACCTGGACCGAATCAACTGGACGGGCGTCAACGAAATCATTATCTTGAATCAGGTCGCTTCCTGGACAATGGGCGAAGTGACCGCGGAAGTCCTGGGGAACCAGTCCGAAGACGTTTACGCATTCCTGAAGAATACGGTTGACGCCATGTATCAGGGTTCCTTCCCTTTAGCACAAAGCGGCGTCGCGAACTCGGCGAAGGGTTGGCCCTTGCTTTCAAGGTTCCGAAGGCTTTTCGCGTTCCGCCGCAATTAAGGGAAGCAATGCTGGTCACGGAAACGGGATTCCCGCCTGACGTCCTGGGGGAAATTCCCGAAAGGTTACTGGACGAAATAATCGTATATCGGGGGGTCAAGGGCGTTGTCGAATACGGCGGCGACTGGCAACCATAAGGGGGTAAAATGGCCGACGAAGTATCAACCGTCATGGTCCTTCGAATGAGGGACGAAGCTTCTTCGCAAATGAAGCAATTCGCGGGGACAACCCAGGAAGCGGCCCTGGCGTCCCTGGATTTCAAAATGACATTGACCGCGGTCGGGGGCGCATTGACAGCGGTCGGGGCCCTGGTCAATCAGATTGACAACCCGACGGCAAAGCTGGCCGCGACTTTCCTTATGACGGGCGGCGCGATAATGACGACCGCTTCCGCCATTCTTCAAATGATAGGTCCTATCAAGCAACTGATTACCTGGTTGCGGACCCTGGCCGTTACCCAGGCAATCGTCAAGGCCCTTTCGGGTCCCGTTGGTTGGGCGCAACTAGGAATCGGCCTGGCCGTCGCGGGGGCGGCGACCGCCGGCATAATGGCAATGACGGGCGGATTCGGCGGGGGCGGAACAACGAACGTCAATATCCAGGGCGGGCCCCTGGTAGTAGAAAACGACGCGGCAATGCGAAGGTTCGCCAGCACAATAAACGACGCGCAACGCCGTGAAGAAAAGGTTGGTCGGTAATGGCCTATATATACGTTGGCGGCGATACCGATAATGTTTGGCAGATTGACCCCGCCGATATGTCAAAGGTAGCTGAAAGTCCTGACTACGGCGGGCGTGTCATTGGCCTGGCCAGCGACGATAACTATATTTACATGGGGGGTAGCGAAGTATCTTCCCCGAAGATATGGCAGATTTCCCCCGCCGATATGTCAAAGGTGGCTGAAAGTATCGCCTACGGAAATATTTCCGATACTATCCATGCTATAACTACCCTGGGCGGCTATGTCTATGCTGGCGGGGGCGACGGGACAAATACGAAGGTCTGGAAGCTTGACCCGTCGGATATGTCGAAGGTCGGCGAAAGCGCGGAATACGGCGGGCTTATCGTCGCGCTGACTTCTTACGGCGACAATGTTTGGGTTGGCGGGGCCGCAACTAAAAAAGTTTGGCGATTAAACGCTTCTAACCTGGTCAAGGCCGCCGAAAGCGAAGAATACCCTGGAACTATATATGGTCTAGTTTACCTGGGCGGTTATATATACGCCGTCGGCGCAGGGTTGTCGGGAACAAGGAAACTTTGGAAGCTAAATTATTATACTTTGTCGAAGGTCGCCGAAAGCGACGCCTACGGCGGGACCATCAGCGGCTTGACTACTTACGGCGGTTATATCTATATGGGCGGCTGGACAACACAAAAGGTCTGGAAGATAAACCCGTCGGATATGTCGAAGGTCGGCGAAAGCGCGGATTACGGCGGGGTTATTCGGTCCCTGACCGCCGTGGACGGATTTATTTACGTCGCCGGTTACACACAAAAGGTCGCGAAGCTTCGCGCGTCCGACCTGGTCCAGGTAGATGAAATTGACAGGGGGGTTGAATCATACGTATATGGGGCCATAGCCGTTCAAACTATACCAGGGCTTGCCACAGTCACCACGCAATTATGTACCGATATTGACGACGTTTCGGGGACGGGCAATGGCAATGTAACTGACCTGGGCGATTCCGCGGTTACTCAACACGGCCATTGTTGGAGTGAATCCAATAACCCGACCACGTCCGACAGCAAAACGACATTGGGGGCGAAGGCGGCGACGGGGGCTTTCACTTCAGCGATAACGGGCCTTGACGCTTCGACCACATATTACGTCCGCGCATACGCGACGAATTCTTATGGGACCGTATATGGCGTCGAAGTTGAATTGATAACCTTCGCGGTTGACGCCCCGACGGTCACGACGCAAGAGTGTACCGCAATTCAGGCCACGACAGCGACGGGTAATGGGACCCTGATTGATATTGGCGGGTCGGACGTTACCCAACACGGGCACGTTTGGGCGACGGTCGAGAATCCGACGACCGCGAACGATAAAACAACATTGGGGGAAAGGGGCGTCGGCGTCTTTGAATCAAGTTTGATTTCCCTTGATTCTGGACAAGTATATTACGTTCGCGCGTACGCAACCAATACCCAGGGGACCGCGTACGGCGACAATGTAACCCTGACAACGCCGACCGACAATATACCAGTCGTTACGACCCAGGCTTGTTCGGCAATCGCCCCCGAATCGGCGACTGGTCATGGGAACATTACCAGCTTCGGCGACGATACCCCGTCCCAACATGGCCATTGTTGGAGTACGTCGCAAAACCCGACGCTTTCCGACGAACATACCAACGAAGGAATTCCTATTGGGACAGGGGCCTTTGATTCTTCTATTACTGGATTGACCCCGAATACTAGGTATTACATTCGGGCGTATGCGACGAACATTTACGGGACCGCGTACGGGAACCAGGTATCAATATTCACATATCCAGGCGGCGCGGTTATCAACCCCGAAAACCCCGTCGGCGTTGATTGGGCCGACGACGGGAATTACGTTGACATATCGGACGACATAATGGAAGCGTACGTTGAATATGGGAAGGCCCGTGAACTGAACGAAGCGACCCCTTCCTTGTTAGCTTTGACCGTGGACAATTACGACCACAAATACAGTCCGCCGAACGCGTCGAGCCCGTACAACATAGGCGGGAATACGGTTCGCGCTGGTCACAGAATCCGCTTTTCATTCGCGTA